TGGGGGCGGAGCACGCAGCGTTGTCAGAGCGGGGTCGACATGAGGATTCTGGCGGGGGGCTAAATATGCGCCTTATATACGGCTAAATGGGGGGGTGGTATATGTGCTATTGCACACATGCAGATGCGGTGCGCTGATACCGCAGGGGGTGTCCCTGTGTAGCACCTGTGCAGCAGCGTCAGAAGGCACAAATAGCAGGCACATGCAGTACAACAGGACACGCAGGAACAGCAAGGCTGCTGCCTTCTATGTGAGCGGCGAATGGAGACCAGTCAGAGCCAACACACTGCGCCTATATGATGGGCTTGATATATATGCCTATTACATACAACACAGGATTGCAACAGCTGACATGGTGCATCACATCATAGAGCTTGATGAAGACTGGTCAAGAAGGATTGATATGACAAACCTTCTACCATTAAGCAATCAGAATCATGGCATTATCAGTGCCTTGTATGAGAAGGATGAAGCAACGAAGAGACAGACGCAACAGCTTCTCTTCGGGCTGATAGCGTCCCACTGGAAGGACGCAGGGGGTATCGAAAAAGTTTTACTTGGCGGCATTTAGTCGCGCTTCCCCTGTTCTGTGGAGAAAACTCCCCACGGAAATTCCAGAAGATGCCCACCAGAAAAAGGGCAGTGTCAGAATCTGACACACCGCAAGGAGACCAGCGAAGAAGGGAGGTCGCAAAGCATGGCAGGACAAAGACAGCCCATCGAGCTTCTACAAGCAAAGGGCAAAAAACATCTGACAAAAGCAGAGATTGAAGAGCGAATGCGCACGGAAGTGAAAGCACCAGCTGACAAGGTCACTGCACCTGCATACCTGTCACCGGAGCAGAAGAAAGTATTCAAGAAAATTGTGAAGGAGCTTCGTGCGATTAACCTGATTTCAAATCTGGATGTGGATGCACTGGCGAGACTGGTCATCGCACAGGAGAAGTACATCGCAGTCACGACAGAGTTGAACAAACAGCCTGTGATGGTGACTGTACAAGTGCCAACAGGCAAGAAGGACGATGCCGGACAGCCTATCATGAGAGAAAAAGAAGTCGTGAATGGTGAAGTCGAGCGTCTGGCACTGCTTCAAGACAGGTACTTCAAACAGTGCAGACAGGGTGCAGCAGACTTCGGTCTGACCGTGTCATCCAGATGTCGGCTTGTAGTGCCTAAAGCAAGGGACAACGAGCCACCAAAAGAAAACAAATTCAAACAGAAATTCGCATAGGTGCGAATGCAGAAAAAAGACAGAGTAACACAGTACGCACTGGATGTCCTTGCGGGGAATGTGGCAGCTGGCGAACTGGTGAAGCTGGCATGTCAGCGACACTTAAATGACATTGAACAATCAAAGGCTGCACCATATCGGTACTACTTCGATGTGGATGAAGCAGAGCGCATCATCGACTTCGCAGAGACGCTGACAATCGCTGAAGGCGAAGAAGAGCATCAGGTCGAAGCATATCCATTCCAGTGCTTCATTCTGGGAAGCATCAATGGATGGCGCACGAAGGATGGAGGACACAGAAGATTCCGCACCAGCTACATTCAGCTGGGCAGACAGAACGGAAAGAGCTTCATAAACGGAATCCTTGCTGCGTACTATGGCAATTTTTCTGGGTACAAGTACGGTCAGATATACTGTACAGCTACCAAAAAAGAGCAGGCGATGATTGTCTTCAACGAAATTGTGAAATTTATCAATTCCGATGCAGACCTTCTGGAATGTTTCAAGGTGCATGAACACAACAGCACCATTGACTGCCTGCTGACAAAATCAAAAATCAAGGCACTGTCAGGAGATACGAAGTCCATTGACGGATTCCGTCCGTACTTGGGAATCGTTGACGAATACCATGCGCACAAGGACGAGCAGATGTACAAGCTGCTTGAAGGCGGTATCAAGAAGATGAAGTCTGCATTGATTTCCGTCATCACCACTGCCGGATTCGACCTGAAATCGCCTTGCTATGCACTGTATGAATACTGCAAGAAGGTGCTGAAAGGCATCGTGCAGAATGAAAGTCAATTCATATACATCGCACAGATGGATGAATCGGATGACATGTGGCTGCCGGAGAATTGGCTGAAGGCGAATCCGATTCTGGAATACGACAGGGACGCACTTGAAAACATGATTCCGATTGCTGCGACCGCAAAGGAAATGGGCGGCGCAACACTGCGAGACTTCATTGTCAAGCAGCTCAATATGTGGCTTCAGTGGACGAATGATGTCTACATCAAAGACATGACGATGTGGCAGCAGTCAGTTGTGAAGAAGACGCTGGCAGACTTCAGGAAGCAGAAGTGCTATGTCGGACTGGACTTGTCCAGTGGCGGCGACTTGACATCACTTGCAATCGTCATTCCATACCTGAAGAACGGTGTCCGCAAGTATTACCTACACGCACACAGCTTCATTCCGAAGCAGCGAGTGCAGGAACACATCAAGACAGACCGTGTGCCATACGACATGTGGATTCGTGAAGGTCTGGTGACGGTAACAGAGACGATGGGCGGCATCAAGACGGATTATAAATACATCCTGACATATCTGAAGCAGCTGATAAAACAGTACGAGCTTGATGTGCAATTCATCTGCTACGACACGCACAATGCTTCAGCCTTCCTGTCCGACCTTGAAGCGATGGGATGGGACAGCGTGGCGGTCGCACAGTCTGCGAAAGCATTGAACGATGCCACAGTGGACTTCCGTCTGGAAATCATGGCGGGAAATGTGGAACACGATGGAAATGGCGCATTGATGTGGTCGATTGCGAATGCGAAGACTGTGTCAAACAGCTTCGGGGAAATCAAGATAGAAAAAGACCTTCGCACAGAGCGCATCGACATCGTGGATGCGGCGATTGATGCGTGGACACAGGCGATGAAGGGAGAGACGAAACCGGATGCAAATGAATTCTTGCAGCTGTGGCTGCAACAGAATGACAAATACACGAAGAAGAAGGAAGGGAGGTGAAGAGATTGAACATGTGGCAAAGCGTAAAGAGAAGCGTGGCGAAGGTATTCAACATCAATGTGATTGAATCATCGCCGCAGATGAAGGAAGAATCCTTCCTTGAATGGCTGGGAATCAAGCGTGAGAACACCACAGAGCCGATTCACGAAGTCACATACTTCACATGCTTGAAGATGATGTCAGAGACGATGGCGAAGATGCCATGGAAATTCTATGAGAAGACAAGGAACGGAATCAAGGAAGCGGAAGAGACCGATGTGTCAAAGCTGATGCGTGACCGTCCGAATCCATTCATGACACCGACTACATTCTGGAACACGGTGGAGATGAACAGATGCCACTTCGGGAATGCGTATGTGTACATCAGGCGCAAATTCAAGCGTCAGAAGTATGGCGGTGAATTGACTGCACTTGACATGTGGATAATGCCATCGAACTGTGTGCAGATTGTCGTGGATGATGCGGGATTCTTCGCAGGCAAGGGAAAAATCTGGTATGTGTACAGCGACAAATATTCAGGTCAGCAGTATGTATTCAGCACGGATGAAGTGCTGCACTTCAAGACTTCACATTCCCTTGATGGCATCACAGGGCTTCCGGTGCAGTACATCCTGAAGACTACGGTGGAAGGCACAGCTGCATCGCAGGACTTCCTGAACAATCTGTACAAGAACGGTCTGACAGCGAAGGCAACACTGGAATACACCGGAGACCTTGATGAAGAAGCAAAGAATAAACTGATTCAGGCATTCGAGCTTTATGGCAGCGGGACAAAGAACACAGGAAAGATTCTTCCTGTGCCGCTGGGCATGAAGCTGACACCGCTTGACATCAAGCTGTCTGACAGTCAATTCATCGAGCTGAAGAAGTATTCTGCGCTTCAGATTGCAGGCGCATTCGGAATTAAGCCGAATCAGATAAACGACTACGAGAAATCTTCATACAGCAACAGTGAAATGCAGCAGCTGTCCTTCTATGTGGACACGATGCTTTTTGTCATGAAGCAGTATGAGGAAGAGGTCAACTACAAACTGCTGGATGAAGAAGACAGGGAAAGCAAGTATTTCAAGCTGAATGAAAAAGTGCTGCTTCGTACAGATAGCAAGACACAGATGGAGATATTCGCATCGTCCGTCAACAACGGAATCCAGATGCCGAATGAATGCAGAAGAAAACTTGACTTGATGGATGCGGAAGGCGGCGACCAGCTCATAGTGAATGGAAGCTACATCCCGCTGAATGCAGTCGGGCAGCAGTACGGTGTAGAGGATGAAGAAGAACAGTCCGAAGAGACACCGGAAGGCACTGAAGTGCAGCTGGATGAAGGAGGTGATGGTCAGGAGGAACAGCAGCAAGCTGCGAATCCTGATGAATCCATAGAGCAGCAGGAAGAGGAAGAAACAGAGCCAACACCATCAGAAGGCGATGACGATGAATCTGAAGAAGCTGCGGAACAGCCGGAGCAGGAAACAGCCGAAACGAAAGCCGATGGCGAAGAAGAGGAAGGGGGTGAAGATGATGATGAAGAAAAGGATGAATTTCACAAGAAGAAATCCTAAGACAAAACAAGTCGAAAACACAGGCTACATGGAACTGAAGGATGCAGCTGGAAGCAGTGGCATCGAGCTGTACATCTACGGTGACATCGTATCGACCACATGGGATGCGTGGTCATTGGAAGACACATGCCCGCAGGATATTGCGGACTTCATGGCAGGTATTGACAACAATGCAGACATGACCATCTACATCAATTCGGGTGGCGGTGATGTATTCGCAGGAATTGCGATTCACAGCATCCTGAAGCGTCACACTGGACACAAGCGTGGTGTGGTTGATGGACTGGCAGCTTCCATCGCATCTGTCATCCTGATGGCATGTGATGAAATCGTGATGTCATGCGGCGCACAGATTATGATTCACAAGCCTTCGACTATTGTCTGGGGGAATGCAGAAGACTTCCAGAAGATGATTGCGGAGCTGGACAAGTGCCAGAAGAGCATCACCGACATCTACATGACAAAGGTCAATGAAGGTGTGACTGAAGAAGAGGTCACTGCCTTGATTAACGCAGAGACATGGATGAACGGAGAAGAAGCGCAGGAGATATTCGACATCACAGTCGAAGACAAGCCTGCAATCGCCGCATGTGTCAGTGGCTGGATGATGGGCAGCTACAAAAACAAAGCGGAAGGCATCGTGACACAGACTGTGGAAGATGTTGATGCGAAGCAGCGTGAAGCAGAAGAGATGGCTGCGCTGCTTGATGATTTAGACCTATATGGAATTTAACCAAAATCAGGAGGTAAACAAACAATGAGTAAAGAAGCAAGAGCGTTATTGAAGAAAATCAATGACAAGAAGAATGCCATCAGAAGCCTTGTGGCTGAAGGCAAGACCAAAGAAGCGAAGGAAGCGAAGGCAGAGCTTGTGGACATGCAGGAACGCTTCAATCTTCTCATGGAGATTGATGAAGATGATGAAGCAGACATCACCGACAAGGTGGATGCAGGCAAAGCAAAAGGTGTGGACGAAGGTGGTGAAATCACTGGCAACAAGAAGCCGGAGAAGAAGGACATCGTCCGTGCATTCGTGAATCGCATTGTGTGCGGTCTCACAAAGAAGAGCATGAAGAAAGAGGATGCAGCCATCATGGACATGATGACTGAAGCAGACGCAGATGAAGACGGAATCTCTGACGGTGGCTTCACTGTACCGCAGGACATCCAGACTGACATCACCGAGCTTCGCCGCAGCGACAATGAGCTTCAGCAGTTTGTCAATGTAGAGCCTGTCCAGACCTTATCCGGCAGTCGTGTCATCGAAGTGGATGCAGAGCATACACCGTGGGACGATGTGGATGAAGGTGCTGAATTCGGAGAGGAAGAGACACCTGAATTCCGTCAGATTAAGTACAAGGTGAAGAAGAAGGGCGGTATCTTGAAGACTACCAGAGAACTTCTTCAGGACACTGCTGTGAACATCTTGGCATATCTCAATAAGTGGATTGCGAAGAAGTCCAGAGCGACCAGAAATGCTGCAATTCTTGCAAAATTGAAGGAAATCACTGCGGGCAAAGAAGTGGTACTTGCCACATTCGATGACTTCAAGGATGTCTTCAATGTGAAGCTGGATTCTTCCATCGCAGCATCTTCCATCGTACTCACTAACCAGAGCGGATTCAATTTCCTTGACAAGCTCAAAGATAACGATGGCAACTACATCATTCAGCCTGATGTGACAGACAAGTCGAAGCGTCTTCTTTTCGGTGTATATCCGATTCATGTGGTGAGCAATAAGACTTTGAAGAACACAGTCACAGAAACGGAAATGAAATATCCGGTATTCATGGGCGACTTGAAGGAAGCAATCACGCTTTTTGACCGTGAAAAAATCACTGTGGAACTTTCCACAGAAGCAGGCGACTTGTGGGCAAAAGACTTGACTGGCATCAAAGTGCGTGACCGCTTCGATGTGCAGGCAGTCGATGAAAGCGCAGTCATCGCAGGTGTAATCACTGAAGCAGTAGCAGGTTAAGAATGGCAGCAGCCGCAGCCAGAAGGGAGGTAAAACATGTTAAAAGAAGCAAAGGAATATCTTCGTGTCGATTATGACGATGATGACACCATCATTCAGCTGATGCTGGATGCGGTGCTGGATGAAATGGAAGAATTGATTCCGAAGTTTGACCGTGCGAAGCCTACCAACAGGCAGCGGCTGCTGATTTTTTCATACATCAAGGAGCTGTATGACGGAAGAGGAAATACAACACCATCGCAGGAAAAACTGCGATACAGCATACAGTCCATGATGCTGAAGGAAATGTTGAGGTGACAGCATGGCAGCAGCGAGAATCAAAATCTATAAGAAGAATGAAAAGGTGGAGAATGCCCGCCGTGAAGAGCTTCCACCTACGCTGCATCATGAATGCTGGTGCGAGATTGGCAGCTTGTACGGTCAGGAGCTGTACAGTGCGCTTGAAATCAGACTGGAAGACACCATCATCTTTGAAGTCAGATACTGCAAGAAGGTCAAGGAGGTGCGACAGAGCCTGAAGGAATTCTATGTGGAATATGAGGGCGACAAGTATGACATCTTCGCCACTGATTTCAGGAAGAATGAAAAGCAGTGGGTGCAGCTGAAGGCGAACA